AATCTTATGCTATAAGCTAGCATTTAGACGAAAAATTTACTGGGCGACTAGGACATAATCCTAGTTTGTTATTGAAACTTAGGCTCAGCACGCAGCTGCCGCCTTCTTGGACTTAGGCTTTGTTCCATTAAGCCTCTTGTTAAGATTTGTCTGCTTAACCGAGTCCTGGGTCTTAATCCCCTCTGGGATTGGATCTGAGGTTTTAGATACTATTATATCTCCATCAATATAAGTGGTATATGGTAAATCCTCCAGTTCTAATCTGCCAAATCCTGGACATTCAAAGATAGTTTTCGCGTCAACCTTATCTAGCCAATCAATGAAACATTGATAACTAAAAGTTGGCATCTGCTCGTGAATTAAATCAACCATCCAACTAGCTTTGAAATTTGGATACTGAGTGTCTGGCGACGTATCAGGTCTCCACACTCCAGCCAAATTCGCCCATCCTTCCGCTGTCATTGGAAACAGCTCAATGGCCTTAGATACGAAGTCTCCTAACACAGGTGTGTGTTTATCAGATAAGAAATAAGCAAAAGATTTCTCTTGTAATTTCCTCTCCTTTGAAACATTCGCTGGCAAGCGAGTAATGACATGAAACTTGCTAATAGCGCGTTTTATGTCATGACAACTGTTCACATCCCCCGTCCATACGTCAGGACTGTAAACTCTTGCCAAGAACCTTACGGTTTCTCCCCTCTTACGGACGACTGCAGTCAATTTTTGACCCGCTTCAGCCGCCGCCTTTTCATAGATATTCGATGGGACGAAAGGTGTTAACCCATCATCACCACCGTATATACCCAACATGTTCCAAGCATTTTCTGGACAAAAATATTTGCCCGTAAATGGATTCCTTGTTCTTCGAATTGCTTGGTACGCAACACAAGCATTAACTAAAGTGTTAAAAACTGATGTGTGCATAGAGCCTGGAATTCTAGCCAGCCCAGTATGAAACCTTACTCCGTTAGTGGTAACGGCATCTAGTTCCATCTGAGATGCATTTGCTTCATATAAGTCACTATGGTATCGTGGATCAAAAAGTCCCATGACAGCACCTAGTTCAACTAGCCTGGCTGGTGTGTTAATATGGCCATCCATTCTCGAAAAATCGGTTTCGATCAACAGATCATTGCGTTGAGCGAGTTCCGAGACTCGACAGGCAATGTCTATATTGGACAACCCAAATGCATACCATGGCATAGTTTTCATATAATCTTGCAATGCATAAATATATGCTGCGTAGACCCTCTTGTCTACCTTGTTGAGAACGCCTATTCCCCTTGGATCTGTTACCTTGGGATATGCTTCAGTCTTCATGAAGAAATCTACCGTTCTATCTGATGATATTTCATCTTCAGACATCAACATCACCCTACGTTGCGTAGGAGTGCCTTGTCTAAGGTGGACTTCTTCATTGGACAAAGGATGCAATGTCCCCCGGTTGGCGCCTATGAAAAGCTCCAAAAACTCTCTTGTCGTTCTTTCAACAAAAGAGCTTATCCCAACTACCTTCTTCTGTAAATTAGTGATACGTTCTTCCACCATTCTCTTGTCATTGTTTCTGCAATTACTAGGAACCACAGCTCCATCAACAATAGGCTTCATGAACACTTCCATCTTGCTCACGGCGTCAATGTCTAAATCTCCAGGAGCTTTAGTCCACTGAAACGTTCTTGGTTTTTCGGTTGTTTGTTTTAATATTGAAATTAATCTTGGTGCATCTTGTGCTTTCGTCAGATGATACTCAAAGAGTATCTCCGCTCCAGGTACATTTCCTCCAGAATATTTACCAATCTCTAGCGCCATCTTCTGCTTCACAGCCCCTCTTGTCAATTCAAGCTTAGCTGTCCTCGCAACGCTTGCTATCTCATCATCAATAGTGACTTCAACATTAGCTACTGAGTAACAATTTACTTTGCCAGTGCTCATGTGCATGCCTTCTTTAGAATTCAATAGCACGCGAACAAACCCTTCTGGGGTTACTGGTCTCAATCTTTCAAGTTTCCTGCCGGCCAGGTAACGATCAGCGATCAAGGCACTAAACCATGTGTGTTTGCTCAACGGTACTAAAAGTATCAGATAATGATCATCATCAACTCTTTTTCGCTCTATGAGATAAGTACAAACTGAATGTACGAACCAACCGATTTTTCGGACTACTTTTATTGAATCACCATCATAATTCCACAATTCATGATGATAACTCCCTCCACCTGATACTGTATAATCAATAGTTTGATCACTATTCCAACAATACTTGTATTCTCCTTCTGACTTTGCCGCCTGATTAGGAACGAATGTGTAAAATACATAAATGTTACAATTCGTCGTCATCATAACAGGTAAGTTGACATAATAGTCAACATCCACCATAGCAATAATGTCTCTAGGTCCAATTTCCTTCCTGGAGGGGGGCACACTCTGGTCTTTTGCCCAGAAATGCGACCTCGTAATTTCGCGTCCGTTACGCAAGTCCGCCTTTGACCCTTGGTAGAAAACAACTTTTCTACCGCCCAAGCTTCCCAAACTGTCTATGGCTTGGGAAGCCTCCGTTCGTCGACACGCGGATTCCCCGTGCGTGTGACTACTCAGGCCAAAGCGTCCAAAACTAACCACTAACTCTACATAAATAGATCTGATGTTAGAATAATCATCAGTCTCCACCATATTTCTTTTATAAAGAAATTCCGACACTACGTCATCTTCGTAAGTCGCCATCCTGCCCGTGCAACTAGCATACGAATCCTTGTACCTAGCCCACCACAATTTAATTAAAAACATTTGAAGTAGCAATTAATTAAAATTATATAAAAGAAAAAGTTATAAAGTAGGGATTTAAAATTCGACTTTCACGGTCTTGTTG